TTCTCATCCAGTGCGACAAGACGATCAGAAAGGGAAAGGAAGTCTTTGGACGCATCAGAAGTTACAGCATCCACAAACTCAGCATACTTATCAAAATTAACGTGTCTAGCAGTTTCCATTAAAATTTAAATCCTTCAAACGACTTTTTAGGTTTCTTGTCTTCATCATTATACTCGTCATCTTGCCCAGAGTCAAGTATATCCTTTTGAGCAGTTTGCTCACAGTCATAAAGACGCATTTTAGCACGGTCAATACCTACAATGAAACGCTTGTAGATCGTAGGGTCATTGTATCTGTTCTTCAGTTGCTTCACCATAATCTGTCCCAACTGCTCAAGTTCTTCAGTGCTAATAAGGGCAAACATAAGATCAGCAGTAGCAGGGAGACCAAAGGATTCAGAAGTATCAGTAAGTTCAACATCACTATTACCGTAACCTGAACGGGTGGTCTGAGTAGCGGAGACAATTGGGACATTAAACTCCACGGCGAGTCCCCTAAGTTCTTCAGCAATTGCTTTAATATACGAATATGAATTGACAGAAAGGTTTGACTTATACCTGCTGGAAGCACAAATATTAAGGTAATCAATGAAAATAATATCAGGTCTAAATGACTTCTTAAGTGCCAACTCATTAAGCAATGCCTTAAAGTGTCCACTGTGAGCAGAGGCAGTAGGATACTCTTTAATTATAAGTGATCCTTGTGTCTTCTTAGAGAGATTGGTTACTTTATTCTCGAACATTTGACGTGGGAGATCAACCAATTGCTGAATCGGCGTATTGAGAAGGTTTGCATCAATCCTTTCTGCAATTCGCTCTTCTGCCATTTCAAGAGTGATATAGAGAACGGACCTGCCTTGCAATAAGACGGAAGCAGCCAAATGACACATGAATAACGATTTCCCAACGCCTGTCCCAGCGAGAGCGATATTGAGAGTCTTATTAGGGAGACCACCCTTTGTGATTTTGTTGAAATATTCCAAATCAAACTCGATCTTATCTTCTTTACGATGATAAAAGTCATAACGTTCCTCATAGTTTTGAAGATAGTCGTGTCCGATATTATTATCAAAACTTACCGCAAGAGCATCCGAAAGAATGCTTGGAATTGCATCACGATTCTTCTTTTCATTATTTCCATCTGCAATATGAATCGACTCCATAAGAGCAAGATAGATCGCACGATCACGACACCACTTTTCGGTAGTGTCAAGTAACCATTGCTTCTCAACTGCATTACCATTAAACTGAGATACTAATTCTCGAATTTCTTTTATCTCAGATTCTGTGAGATCTGTTCGATTATCTATCTCAATACTAAGTGCTTCAACTGTGATTGCTGAACCATATTTAACAATGAACTTAACAATTTCTTCAAACGTGACCTTTTCGGATTTTTTCTCAAAATAATCTGGTTGAATAAAAGGTATGACTTTTCGGGAATAATCTTCATTGTAAACTAAGTTGCGTAAAATTGTAAGTTCAAGTCTTTCCATTATTTGTAATGCAAGTAGGCACTCATAATATATTTTGGTCCACTTAAAGTAGGATTACCTTTATGAGGGTACATCCAAAGTGGTGGGAACATCAGAAGTGTTCCTCTTTTAGGTTGAATAACCAGGTCTTTAAAAATAGTTTCTCCACCAGTTTCCACATCATTTAAATACCACATAAAAGATAAAAATCTTCGTGCAGATTCGTGGTCAACGACATCAACATGAGTATCAAAACGATCTTCCCCACCAGGATTATACTTCTTTATTCGAAACTGTTCAAATGCATGTTCCTGTGGGAAAACTCTTTGGTCAATAAACTCATAATACTTATCACGATATTCAAATACTTTTTTGATGATGTGACTATGAACTTGATTGACCTCTGGTGAAAGTTCTCTAAATTCTGTCAAATTAAACTGAGTAAAATTTGGTTTTCCTTCATTATCATGACGTTCATGTTTATCTGGAACTTGTTCAAATAATGAAATGAGAAAATCGCAAATATCTGGTTCTAAACTATTTTCATAAGTAAGAACCAGATCATTAAGTTCAACCATAACTAAATTCTTCTTTAGCAATTGCATCGAGTTTCTGCATTACTTCTTCGGTAAAATACTGGTCAGGGTTCTTTAAGATTTCCTTTGCGTAAATCTTTTTACCGTCCATCTCATAACGCCCCGCAACATTCTTCCAGAGTCCACCGAGTTCCCCGAGTTCCAGAAGACCATAATACCGATCAAGACCGCGATCATCATAAAATAGACGGATTTCAACTTGCTGATTCTCCTTACTCAAACGTGACTTAGCAGTCTTTGCCTTGATAATATTTCCAATGACTTCTTTTCCATCTTTCTCTTTCGACTTGCTGAGATAGATGATAGAAGAAGCGGCATACTTAAGACCACTACCACCACCCATTTCTTTAGTAGGAACATAAGCACCAATAACGTCATAGGTGTGGTTGGTTACAATCATTGGGATATTTGCCTGCCCCAACTTGAGAGTGAGCATACGGAAAGCACCTTTTACAAGTTGTGATTTAGTCATATCACGAACTTGTTTGTCGTTGAGTGCATCAGTAATCTCTTTCTCAGTCGAAAGCATACCCAGAGAGTCTAACACAAACATACACGGTTTACGCTCTCCTTCAGGTTTTTTTAAGTATAGGTCTACTGCTTTGAGTGCTTTTGTGCGAAACTCTTCTATGGTGACAACATTAACCACGACAAGACGAGATGTGTCGATGCCTCTTGACTCCAGGAGTGACTTTGTAATGGCAGCCTCAGTATCAAAGTAGAGACAATAACCATCGGAGTGAATATCAAGAAAATTCTTAACCACAGCGAGAGAAAAGAAAGTCTTTCCAGTAGAAGACTCTCCAGCAATAGCAGTAATTTTATTCCCAGATACACCACCAAATATACTACCTGAAACCAGTGCATTAAAAATGTACGAACCCGTGTCAACATACTTTTCAGTCTCATCAATATCAGAAGCAAGTTGCGTATACTCACCACCGATTTCTTTTACAATATCCTTAAGAAATTCCATTCTTTTTCTCCTTATTCAAAATGTTCATTTTATATCCCCAAAGTTTAGCATAAAGACTAGGTTGTGAACGTTTAAGAGTATCCATTATAATTTGTAACTCATTTTCTGTAATTGGAAGTGTTATCATGCGACAAGTCCATATTCTTCACGTAAGATTTTTTTATAAGGTAAACCCTGTTCTCGGAGTTCTTTTACCAGTTTAAGTTTTTGGAACAATGCTGTGTCTCCACCAAGAGTCATAGCATTAATAATTGTATTCAGTTCTTCATCATTAATAGGTAGATCCATTAGGCAAAAAATAGTTCAAGGTTTACAGTTTTTTCTACATTCCATCCAATCGCATCAAGAATGGACTTCAATGGTTCTACAAAACTTTTCTCAAATTGTAGTTCATAATCAATGTATTTGTCAAGACCAAGTTCCTTTGGGAAATCTTGAATGAATGAAATGACATTCTCTTGAATGATATTTGGTTTTTTTAAATATACAAACTTAATTTTTTCACCATTACCAATCAAGGAATACTTATTGGTTATTTTCTTATCTTTCACATAATGATTAAAGAGAAGTGCTCCACGAATATGAATTGGAGTCTTATGGGCATAAATGGTTGATGATGCCGCATACTTTCTAACATCAGATGCTGTTCTTGGAAATGCAATTTGTTCTGGTGGAAGTTTTTTGAAATCTTCACGACACTTATCAATGAATTTAATTACATCATCCTCTGTCCCATTCATCATCAATTTGAGACCATCTTTAATCATCTTGCGACAAGGTGCTGGAGTCGAAGATTTGATTGCCTCAATACCCATGATTTTCAGTTTAGGTTCTTCATAACGAACACCTTCACTGTCCCAAACATTCAAAATGTATCGTTTCTTTGCAGTCCAGATTCCACGTTCGGCAATGTTCTCACGTTTCATCTGCATCTTTTGGTCATAAGCATTCACATACTCAGCCAGTTCTTCGTAGCAACCTTCAATATACTTTTCAAGTTCCACCTTACAGATCTTATCAATGAACGAAACAATGCCCTCAGTAGTTTTCTCTCTTCCTTGGTATACACGTTCAACCAAAGGACCCATATTAAGGTAAATAGAATCAGTATCTGAAGCAATAACATAATCAACATCCTGTGTCTTTAGAATCTTATTGAGATAGGCATTCATCTTGTTTTCAATCCAACGGATTGAAACTTGACCCGACAAGGTGATTGCCTCTGCATTTGCCAATTTATAATAACGGAAATACTGATTTCCGATAGCACCATAAGCAGAGTTAAGTTGAATCTTCCTTGCCATCTGGATATTGTTGCAACGAGCAATCTCTTTAATCAGTTCTTTATTTTTTGTCTTTTCATATTCTTGCTTGGCAGCAAGCATCTTCTTTTTATAAATGGTACGATCCAAATAAATTTTCTCCATCAGTTCGGGTAAGAATCCACGAACGTCTTTACGAAACATTGCCCCATTGGCACATACTGCCTTATCTTTATACAACTCAAACGTAAGTTCTTGATTTAGGATTTTTTCAACATTTGCAGTTGGATGCTTTTCTTCCAGTAGTGTTTCTGGGGAGATGTTGTATTGCATAATAAGATGGGGATACAGGCTATTAAGGTCAAAACTAACCACCCAATCATAAAGCCCAGGATTCGGTTCTTTAACATATGCCCCCGCATATTTTGAATCTTTATCTGATCTTTCTTTAGGAGGAATAACAATATTCCTTGCCTTTAAGTAGTTATAAATGATTGTATCCCACATCCTCACTTGATAAAACACATCTTCATAATTCACCTTGGCATCATATGCCATTGTTAGTGCAAGTTCAATAAGTTTCATCTTGTCTTCCAATCGGTCAACAAGTTCCACGTCTTTGATGTTGTATTCTACAAACTTCTGCCAACCTTTAGTGTAGAAGTCTTTAAAGGTATCGAACTCAGAGTGATCCAGTTTTTTCTGTCCCAGTTCCACATTTGCAATATGATCAAGGCGATAGGATTCTTGATTAGTATAAGTAAATTTCTTATAGAGATCAAGATAGTCCAACTGTGAGATACCACCAATATCATAAGAGAGATACTTACGACCAGAAATATAAGTTTCTTCTTCAGTAACAAGTCCCCAAGGAGACATACGTTTCATCAGTTTCTCACCCAGTACACGATCAAGGCGACGAACAATATAAGGAATATCGTAAAGTTTACTATTCCAACCAGTAATCACTTCTGGGGTATTCTCTTCAATCATCCACCAGTTGATAAAATCATTGAGAAGATCATACTCATTATTGAATTGCTTGTAGTAGACATTGCCCTGATTCAACTTGAATGGTCCTTGACCCCAAGTAATAATTTCTTTAGTTGAATAATCTTGTACGGTGATTAAAAGAATTTCTTCTGCAGCAGATTCTACATCAGGGAATCCATTCTCTGATGCAACCTCAATGTCAAGAGTTGTCAATTTGATTTTATTAATATCAAACTTCAGTTCTTCTTCCGAATAAGTCTCAGAAATGTATTGATAAATGAACCGTTCATTTCCGTAAATTTTAAATCCTTCTACACCGTCATACTTTTTAATGAACTCTCTACAGTCACGAACAGATCCTGGTTGAATTGATTCGACGTATTCACCAGTCAGAGTTTTATATTTGGTTTTTTTCTTTGAGGGAACAAAAAGAGTCGGATTAAATTTCTCACGGGTCATGAAATGTTTACCATCTTCATAACCACGAACTAAGAAATGATCACCGACCATTTGAACGTTGGTATAAAATCTCATCATTAATTTTTAAGTGCCGTACAGAAGTTTCAAATTTGTTTGTTATGATATTAGCATTCTTTTGAGTAAACTCCTCATAAGCACTAATAAACATACTGAAATAATGCCAGTGATTCTTTGGCACATATTGGGGAGATAGACACACAAAGATATAGTCAAAATTATGATCTTCAAATTGATAATTATCTTTTTCTACATTCAGATAATTTTTGAAGTATTTTGAATTGACTTGATTGCGAGTTTTGTTTGCACTGTTTGCATTACCAATCCAAGTAAAAGATTTTAACTTGTTTTGACTTGCCAACCATGCACCCCAATTACCCTCATGTATTATATCATGATTGACAATGTTATGATATTCACGATCAACACCACCCATGTGAGGTTCATAATCACCACCAAAAAAATCATCATGATGATCAATATTGATCAGATCAATATCTTCACAATCCTTCAAATCAAAAAGAATTGAATCATGTTCATATCCAAATGAAACATTACTACAATTTTTTACTGATTTTAAAAAAGTATTATAACAAAACAGTAGATTAGATTGGTCAATGTAGAAATGATGTTCTTGAAAGTCTGAAAACTCATGAAGTTGTCTCCACCTTAAAGATGGATTGTCATCAAAAAACAATCCATTATAAAGTTGGATTGTTGGTCTCATGATGTAATCTAAATCTATACTCAATACTTTCATGAATTCTCTAGATATTTTTCTAAAATATTCTCAGTTGGATCAACAAAAGTGAGTATATCTTCTGATCGTATCAGAATCTCATTTTGATCCGTAAAAGTCAACCATTTTACTAATTCAAAAGATTCTTGATCTAAAAGAAAAGGATTGATTAACTTACAATCTGGTTCGCCAAGATCTGCTACAACTTCAATAACCTCAGACACTATCACCTGATTGCTCTTCAGTAAAAGACACTTGATCGTCTTGTCCATTTACTTTCTCCTCATATAATTCTAAAATTGTTTTAACTGGTTCTACTACTGTTACTACCCAGTCTAATGAAACTAAGATTTGATCATCCGCAGATAAAAGAATCCATGGAGATAAAGATACCTGCAATTCACCGTCTAAAGGAAAATCACTTTGATTTTCTGTAAGAAGTACCGGTCTTTTATATTCAATTCTATGTGGTTTATTAAACAAATATCCACAAGCCTTATCTTCGGAAACTAATTCCTTAATATCAGAAATTATAGTTTCTCCAGACTTTAACAATGCTAATTTAATTGACATGCTTTCTACTATCCTCAAGTCATTCTAGCAATAAAAAGGGGAGGTGTCAACTGGTTTTTGCCAGTTACCTCCCATGCGCCGACGATATTCAATTTTATTTAGAGATAATCTTTTCGTTTATGATGATCTGGAACGATTCTTCCCAAAGTAACTGTCAAAAGCCCATCCTCAAAATCAACTGATCGAACTTCCGTGTCGTCAGAGAGCGTCCATGCTCGTGTAAATGACCGTTGAGCCAGACCCTTGTGGAG